GGGCGAACGTTCGGGTAAGCGTATGGCGTGGATTGTCTACGGAACCGACTACCGGCAAGATGAGGTACGCGGGCAACCGTTGCTATCGTTGGTACTTACCTCGATAAAGGAACTCGACCGGTACCGCGATTCGGAGCAACGCGCCGCTACGATTAACTCGCTACTCGCAATGTTTATCGAGCGCCAGCGCCCCAACGTTCCTACGTTGCCGGTATCCGGCGGTGCGCTGCGTAACGACCGCATTAACGGTACGGGGCTTGACGGGCAGCCGCGCCAGTACAATCTAGCTAACAACTACCCGGGTATGGTTTTCGAAGAGTTAGCGCCCGGCGAGATTCCGCATAGCTTCGATACCCGCCGACCGAACGTTAACTATCAGGCGTTCGAAGAGGCGGTAGTAGCGGCTATCGCGTGGGCGTCGGAAGTTCCGCCCGAAGTATTGCGACTTTCGTTTTCGTCTAACTACTCCGCAAGTAAGGCGGCTATTAACGAATTCAAGAGTTACATAACTCGGGTTCGTGGGCTGTTCGGCGCGAACGTTTGCCAGCCGATCTACTGCGAGTGGTTGATTACCGAAGCACTCGCGAACCGTGTAACTAATTCGCAGGGGTTGCTAGCTTCGTGGCGGGATGCTTCGCGCTTCGCTGAATTCGGGGCGTGGACGCGCGCGGAGTGGGGCGGCCCCGTCAAGCCGAGTATCGAGCTTAGTAAAGATGTGAAGGCATACGGCGAAGCTATCGAGTTGCGGCTTATCTCGCGGGACCGCGCGTGTAAGGATCTATTCGGTGTTCGGTTCTCTACCGTTGTGCGTCGAGTCAAGAAGGAACTTGAGTTGCTAGAAGACATAGGGGGCGAGGGTGCCGCGGACGCGCAGCCCGACGCGCAAGGGGGTACGCCGGGCGGTATTCCCGCGGCACCCTCGACGCCCCAAACGTTAACGGAAGCGCGCGTACTTGAGTTAATCGCGGAAGAAATAGAAGAGAACCAACCTACCCCGCTTCGCGAGGTTTCGTAATGCTAATGTTCGCCCGCCCGTGGTTGATTCCGCAAGCTTCGCTAGATGCGTTGGTATCGTGGTGCGAACGAAGCCCGCTAACCGACGCCGCGCTAACCGACGAACGGGTAGCAATGTTTATCGAACGGCGTAGTAGCGGGCGCGCGGGTGGCGAAGTGTTCCTAAAAGATGGAACGGGCGCCGCGCGTATCCCGATCCTCGGAACGTTAACGAAAGAACCCGACATTTTTCTATCGCTGTTTGGTGGCGGGTCTTCGATCTACGGCGATATCATCGAAGCGATACAGGCGGCGGATATCGACCCGGACGTTAACCGAATCGTTCTAGAGATTGATTCGCTTGGCGGCGACGTTGACGGGTTTTTCGAAGTGGCGGCCGCAATTCGGGCGACGGGTACGCGCATCGAAGCCGAGGTAACAGACAACGCCCTATCGGCGGCGTTTGGGTTGGCCGCGCAGGCGGATCAAATCACCGTCAATAACCCGATGGCTACGGTTGGTTCGGTGGGCGTTGTGGCCCGGCGTCTAGTGGACGATCAAATAATCCGGGTTACCTCAACCGAAGCCCCGCTAAAGGCCCCGGACGCTTCGACGCCCGAAGGTGTCAAAGCTATTCGTGCGGAATTGGATGATATCCACGCGGAGTTCGTAACGATTATCGCGCAAGGTAGATCGGCGGCTACCGGGAACGAGGTTACGGAAGACGACGTAAACGAGAATTTCGGGCGTGGTGCTTCTGTGATTGCACGCGACGCGCTTGCGGCTGGTATGATCGACGCTATTGGTTCCGCTTCGACTGAACCGGCTACCGGGGCCAACCCGGCGACGAACACGGGGGCTAGTGCAATGGATCTAGCGACACTTCGCGCGGAACACCCGGCGCTTTGCGCTGCGCTTATCGCCGAGGGACATACCGCGGGAGTCACGTCCGAACGCGACCGCGTTACGGCGCATGTAACCGCCGGCAACGCGTGCGGTAATCTCGGGCTCGCTGCGGAAATGATCGCGGACGGTTCCGAGTTCACTTCACAGAACGTGCAGGCGCGCTATATGACCGCCAACCGTGACGCCGCCGACGCGGGTAACCGCGCGGCCGACGATGCCGGCGCCGACACGGGTAGCGGCGCCGATGCCGTGGAAGCCAAAGCGAAGGCCGACACGGAAGCGAAGGCGACGGCGAACGGCGAGCAGCCCGACGAGTTCACCAACAGCGTTTTCAAGATCGTCAACGCGCACGCGCGGGCGTAGCGCCGATTATCTAAGGGGGGCGAACCCATGCCGCAAGGCGGAATGCTAGTCACGAATAACGATATCGGCGACGTAAACCTGTTCGATACCGTGTTTGACGATGCGGTTTACGTACCGACCGCAGCCGACGCGTTGGATCTTGCGGGTACGATTCTTGGGCGTATCACGGCTTCCGGTAAACTCGCGCCGTACACCGCCGCGTTTACCTACGGGGCGGGTACTGAGGTTCCCATCGGCGTGTTGCATACCGACGTTCAAGCTACGTCCGGCCCCGCCGACGAGAACATCCGGTTTATCGTTTCGGGTAGGGTTCGCGAAGATGAGTTGCGAATCGATTCGGGAGCGAAGGGAACCGGTATTACCGAACCGATCAAGGATCTTCTGCGAGACTTCGGCATCGTTCCGCTCTCGGCGGTGGAACTTTCCAAGCTCGACAATCAGTAAGCCCGGCGCGGGCGTTTAGGGGGGTGGCATGGCTACCGAACTCTTTCGTACAAACCTGATCGAAACCTACCGCGAGACGCGCGAGCCCGATCTAGCGTTGTCGGCGAAGTTCACCGTTCGGCCCGGTAACATTTCGGATACCGAAAAGGTGGCTATCGATATTGAGCGCGAAGACGAAGAGGTATCGCCGGTAGTCACGGCGCTAGAGGGGCCGACCCTCAACACGCAGAACCAATTCACTACGAAAGAGTTTACCCCGCCGACGATTAGCGAGGGTATGCCGTTCGACGTGGGTAGCTTGCTCAAGCGGCTGCCCGGGCAGAACGCTTACGAAGCCGCCGACGCGAGTTTCCAAGCCGCGATGGTGGTGCAGCTACTTAAGGGGATGCGTTCGCTAGAACGAAAGATCGCGCGTAACCGTGAGTGGCAAGCGTCGCAAATCCTGCAAACGGGGATCTTGAGTCTCACCGACGAGAACGGGAACCTTGCGTACCAAATCGATTTCAAGCCGAAGGCTACCCACTTGGTTACGGTGGGTACACCGTGGAGTGGCGCCGCGGATATCCTCGGGGATATCGAATCGATTTCGGACGTGGTTCGCACCGATGGGCTTCGCGACGTAGACGAACTGTGGATGGGTTCGGTTGCGTTCAACGAGTTCGTGGCAAACTCCGGCATCCAAGCGCACTACGATAACCGGCGTATGGCAATGGGGACTATCGAACCCCGCGTACTCGGCAACGGTGCGAAGCTGCAAGGTACGCTTAGCATCGGTAACTATCAGTACACGATCATTACGTACAACGGGCGCGGGATTCTCCCGGGCGCCGGTACGAAGACGAAGTTTCTTACCGATAACAAGGTGATTTGCATTTCATCGGATACGCGACTCGACACCGTGTTCGGCGGTATCCCGCGTGTGGTTCCGGTGGACCCGCGACTCGCCGGTTTCCTGCCCGACCGTATCGCTGTACCGGGCGCGATTGATCTTGCGCCGAACGTGTACGCGACGGCGAACGGGAAGCAAACGATTCTCGAACTCGAAAGCCGACCGCTTTTGATTCCCACGAATATCGACGGCTTCGGTTGTCTTACCACATAACCGGGTGACGTAAGGGGGGCCGGATGCCGTACTACGTTGCAGAAGGACATTCGATTACGAGCAAGCGCGGCGTACTCGGGTGTGACGATCCAAACCCGGAGGTTACTCCCGGGTGTATCGGTGGCGACCCGGAAACCGCGGACGCCCGGCTAAAGGAACTCGCCGGGCTCGGCATTCTGGTAGAAGCCGCCGAATCCCCGTGGCACGCTACCGAGAATACGGAGCACGAGGTTTTCGCGAAGCGGACGGCCGAAACTGCGGACGGTGCCGTAAAGGCCCGTGGGAAGCGAAAGCCGAAGCCTAGCGACGTATCAGACGCCGACCCCACCGGGCGCAAGGCATTGCGTAAAGAGCAAGCCGCCGCCGCCGATCCGTTGGCCGCCGCTTCCGCCGTCGCCGGTAAGGGCAAGGGTAAGGGCGGCGCGAAGCGGGCCGGCGGTTGAGTGAGTGGGGAGCCTTCGGGGGCTGGCGGAAGCGGATCTAGCTACCACGCTTGAAAGTGATTGGGGCGCCACCGTTACCCTTACGGACCCGGACGGCGCGTGCGCCGAAGTTGAGGCGCAGACAAGCGACATAGGCGCGTCGATAGACCCGGACACGGGCGTAGCTATCTCGGGCCGACGCGCGCACGCGTCAATACGTATCGCTTCGCTGGTAGCCGCCGGCTTCACTGATCTACCCACACACGTTGCGCCCGTCGAGGGGCACCCGTGGCGTTTGGAATTTACGGATACGGCGGGTCGTTCGTATACGTTCGCCGT